GAAATCCAAGCTGTAGCAGCAATAAGCAGCGATATAACTGCAGTAAATTCAAACTCTACTAACATCAATAATCTTGCAGCTCAAATATCTGCTGTAACAAATGTCAATTCAAGTTTATCTGCAATTAATACTGTTAATAGCAATATGTCGGCAATCAACACAGCCAACAGCAACAGCACTGCTATAACAAATGTAGGAAATAATATTACAAACATAAATCAAGTAGCAAATAATTTATCTTCAGTATCAAATTTTGCTAATATTTATTTAGGAGCTTCATCTTCAGCTCCAACGCAAGATCCAGATGGTTCAGCTTTGGATGATGGAGATCTCTATTTTGATACAAGTACGAATACCTTACGTGTCTATGCTTCTGGTTCTGGATGGCAATCTGCAGGTTCATCAATTAATGGTACTTCTGCTAGATTTACTTTTACAGTTTCTAGCTCAACCACCACAATAACTGGAAATGATGATTATGGCAGCAATCTTGCTTATGATGCAGGCTTTGTGGACGTTTACCTAAATGGGGTACGTATGGTTAATTCTTTAGATGTAACTGTAACATCTGGAACGTCTATTGTTTTTGCAAATCCGATTGGTACTTCTGGAACAGATACAGTGGATGTTATTGCCTTTGGTACATTTAATGTTGCTAACATAGCTGCCTCTGCAATTACATCTGGCACGTTAAGTGTAGCAAGGGGTGGTACAGGAAAAACTATTTCAGATCTATCTGGTCATGCAGGAAAAGTTTTAGTAATTAATTCTTCTCAAAATGGTTTTGATATAGGCCAAGCATCTTCAGCAGAAGTTTATGGTTTCAACACCTCATTTACAGCTTCAACAGTTTATTACAATGTTGCAGTTCAAACAGTTGGTGCTGCAAATAAATATTTTATTATGGGCCAACAGCAAAAAACTTTAGAATTAGAGGAAGGTAACACATATATTTTTGACCATCCCTCTGCTCATCCATTGAGATTTTCTACAGATAGTAACAACTCAACTCCTTACACTACTGGAGTTACAGTAGTTTCATCAACTAGGGTACAAATAGTAGTAGCTGCAAATGCTCCTACTTTGTACTATTATTGTAATGTTCATGCAGGAATGGGTGGCCAGGCGAATACACCTGCTCCTGTGAATAATACTTTACAAGTTACAACAACAAATCAAGGAGCAGATAATATAGATGCTGCTACTTATGCTGCCTTTGATGATGTAATTTTTGCAGCTTCTGGTATAACATTTAGCCTGGATAATGGAGATTTAATTGCAACAATATAAGATTGATTATTTTTTAAAAATTTTATAAAAAGGAGAAACTATGGCAACTATAAATATCGGATCGCTTTCATTATCATCTCACAAAGGAGATTATGATAATTCAACTTCTTACGTTAAAAATGACGTAGTCTATTACGCAACTACAGGCAGTGCCTATATTGCAAAGCAAGCAACAACAGGAAACCTTCCAACAAGCACAGCTCACTGGAATGTTTTTGCTGCAGGATCTGGTGGTATATGGAACGCAGGTTTATCTTTAGGTGCTGCAAACTCTGTCGTTAAAGTCAACAGTTCTGGGACTGCTTTAGAATTTGGTGCGGCAGGTGGTGCAAATACTCCAGCATTTTTTGTCTCAAAAAGTTCAACACAAAGTATAGCTAATAATACGACAGTTACACTAACTTTTGATACCGAGGCTGTAGATACAGATAATGCTTTTGCCTCAAATAGTTTTACTGTGCCATCTGGAAAAGGTGGAATTTATTGTTTATTTGCACAATTAAGAATGGAAGCAGGAAGTGATTACGATACTAATATAATAACATTAAGAGTTAATGGTACAAATATTGGAGCATCTTGGTGGTCTAATATTTATTATGATTTTGGAAATATTTTTATGATACACAATTTATCTGATGGAGATGTAGTAACAGCAACAGGTCATCAAAATTCGGGTTCTACAGGAAATATTGGTTCTATAGATAGAGGGCCAGTAACATTTTTTGGAGGATATAAATTAATACAATAGGAAAAAATTATGGCTGAAAAAAGTACAAAAATATTAGAATACTGTAAAGAAAATGGAATTAATAAAGTAGATTTTTTAAAAGATGTTTTACTTGAAGATGATGGGGATGGTGTTGTATATATTGCTGAATGGAATTTAGATATTGCACAACCAACTGATGAACAAATTGAAAGTTATGAAACAGTAGCTAATGAAACAGAAGCTAATACACCAACAAAATCAGAATTAAAAGCTAGTGCTAAAGCTAAATTAATGGCAGGAGAGCCATTAACTGAAGAAGAAGCTAATGTAATGATAGGAGGATAGCTCCTTGACTAAAGCTAGAGATATTGCAGATTTCAAATTTGAAAACATAGTAGATACTGGTACAGAGGGTACTAAAGTAGCAACTGGTACTACAGCTCAACGTGGCTCTACGACAGGTCAATTTAGATTTAATTCTACTACTGGAAAATTTGAAGGAAGAAATTCTAGTGCTTTTATTTCATTAGAAAGTAATCCAGTTGTCACTTCAGTAAATTCATCTAACATAACTCAGAAACAAATTGATGATGGATTTGATTTAGTTTTAACTGGAGAAAATTATTCAAGTGGTGACACAGTAAAATTTGTAGCTAACGATAATACAGAATTTGTTTCACCCACAACTACGGTTAATAGTGCAACGCAAATTACGGCTAGAATAACACCTACAATAGACCCAACTAAAGAACCTTATGCAGTAAAAGTAATATCTGCTAGTGGTCTTACTGGTTCGTTAGCGTCTGCATTTAACATTGACTCAGCACCAGTTTGGTCTACGTCAGCAGGAAATATTGGAACTGTTGAAGAAAATACTTCTACCAACATAACTGTTTCTGCTTCAGACACTGAGGGCGATACAGTTTCTTATGCTGAAACTGGAGGAACGGTTTTATCTAGTGCAGGATTTTCTTTAAATTCTTCATCAGGTTTAATTTCAGGAACTTCACCTTTAGTCTCAGGCAGTGCTACATATTCTTTTAATTTAAGAGCAACCAGTGGAACGAATTTCACGGACAGAACATTTAACATCATTGTCACTGACCCACCAACAGGAGGAAGTATTCTTACTTATTCTCACGGTGGCGTTAATTACAAACTTCACAAATTTACATCTAATGGTTCTTTTGTTTTAGCAGGAACTAAAGTTGTAGATATTTTTATGATTGGTGGAGGTGGTGGTGCAGGACAACACTCAGGAGGTGGTGGAGGCGCAGGAGGTCTAGTTTGGCTTCCTAATCAAACTCTAACTTCTGGCACTCACTCAGCAGTAATTGGAAATGGTGGTGCAAACTCAGGAACAAACGGTGGTAGTGGTAATGTTGGAAGTAAAGGTCAAGACACGACTTTCTCAGGCAAGACTGCAATGGGAGGTGGTGGAGGTGGCTATCAAGGTGGCTCACCAAGCGCAACAGTAGACGGTGGTTGTGGAGGTGGTTCTTCTCGAACACAAAACAGTGGAGGACAGTCATTACAAAATTCTACTTACGGATACGGACAAGGATTTGCAGGTGCAGGTTCTGGTGCAAATAATGGCGCACCAAATTATGCTGCATACGCAGGTGGTGGAACTGGACAAGCAGGTCAAATTAGAACTGGAGGAGATGGTTCTTCTGACTTTGTAAATTCATCAACTGCCGAAACGACTGCTTTCTTATTTGGTGCAGTTGCAGGAACAGATAGTAACAATGACGCAACGTCTGGCTCATCAACTGGCACTCTTTATATCGGAGGTGGTGGAGGTGGTTCTGACCAAGATAATATTTCTACTTACTTTTCTGGTGGAAAAGGTGGTGGAGGTAGAGGAAACTCTAATAATAATACACCAACAGGAGGAAAACCAAATACTGGTTCTGGTTCTGGTGGACAATCTTATCAAAATAATACTGCTCACGGTCACACTGGAGGAAGTGGAATTGTTATTGTAAGATATACAGTATAGGTATGATATGGCTAGAGTTACTAAAAAATCAACTTCTTCCAGTGTAACACTAGCAAAGATTAATACAAAATTACATCATATTCACAAAGATTTAGAAAAGAATACAAAGGATATAGCAGCTCTCAAAGAGCAGATGGCTATGGGAAAGGGTGGGTTGAAAGTTGTTGCCTGGCTAGGAATAGTAGTAGGTGGCATAGTAACTGCGTTTGGATATTTTAAATGAAAGTTAGTGATAACACAAATGTTCAACTTCCTTTACGTAATTTAGTTTCAATCATAGGAGCTGTAGCTGTAGGTGTATGGGCCTACTTTGGTATTGTAGAAACTCTCAACAAACATAGTACAAGACTAGAGCTTATGGGTTCAGATCTTGAAAAGAATACAGAGTTTAGGATCAAGTGGCCACGTGGAGAAATGGGATCTCTGCCTGCAGATAGTGAGCAGTTTATGCTTATAGAAGATCTTTACAAATCGGTTGAAAAGATAGAAACAAATCTTGAACAAAATATGACAAACAAAGTTAATATTGAAAGATTACAAAAAGACGTAGAAAAAATGATAAAGGATATTGAAAAATTAAAAGATGCGAATAGAGAAATCAAATATACAAATGGTAGTGGATCATGATTGAAACTATAGTGGCCCTTTTATTAATAGTTAATAATGAGATTGTTGAACACAGAATACAACCTGCTATGAGTGAGTGCCTCAAGGGCAAGAGGGTTGCAGAGAGGCAGCTCAAGGGTGGCAGTAATGTTCAGTACCAGTGTATAAAATCAGAGGCAGAAATTGAAACAGATAAATTAGGCAACAAACATATCAAAAAATTAATACTTAAATAGTGGCCAAACAAAAATTTATAGACTTCTTGCCAAGGCCCAAGCCTAGGAAAAGACCAGGAAGGCACAGTAAAAAACCCAATAAAAAATTTAATAGAAAGAAATATGTTGGCCAGGGCAGGTAATAGAAGTGTTGCACTACAACAATATTTTTTGTAAAAGTAAATCATGTTACCTTTTTTAGGCATATTGAAAAATCCTATCTTTCGCCTGGTGGCTGACAAGACCATAGGCGCAATCTCCCATAAGTTGGAGAAGGATAAGATAATCAAAGCAAAAGAGATAGAAGCTACAACCAAGCTTGATATTGCTAAAGTAGGTGTACAACTAGAACAAGTTAAGCAGCAGCAAAACTCATGGAAAGACGAGTACCTTGTAGTTTTTTACACACTGATTTTTCTTGGGCATTTCGTACCATGGACACAGCCATGGATGGATAGAGGATGGCAGATCCTGGGCCAAGCAGATCCTATGTTCTGGTATATTATTTTAACAATAGTGGGAGCTAGCTTTGGTGTAACTACTTTAAAAAAAATAGGTAAAAAATAATGGCAGTAAAAAAAGTATTAACAAAAAGACAACTTGTTACTCTTGAGAGGCATAAGAAACATCATACAAACAAGCACATAGCCGAAATGAAAAAGGCTATGCTCGCAGGAAAAACGTTCGGTCAAGCTCATAAACTAGCCCAAAAGAAAGTGGGTGCTTAATGACAGTTAAAGAACGTATAAAAGAACATGAAGGTTTTAGAGATACAGTGTATCTGGACAGCCTGGGTAAAAGAACAGTTGGATATGGACACCTTTGCGTAGAGGATCACTGGGAAGATGGCAAGAAATATGACAAAGAATATTTAGATGAAATCTTTGATAAAGATTTTCAAAATGCTGCAGATCAATGCGAAGATCTTTGTAATGATTATGAGCTAGATTTACCAGAAACAGTTACAGATGTTTTGATAGAAATGATTTTCCAACTTGGTATTGGAAATGTAATGAAGTTTAAAAAATGTTTGGCAGCTCTCCAGGAGAAAGACTTTGAAACTGCAAGCCTGGAAATGTTGGATAGTAGATGGGCATCTCAAACTCCATCAAGAGCAGAGAAGTTATCTTTGATTGTTAAAGAAGCTGCAGGAAGTTAGATTATCTTTTTGCAATATCTCTTTTGATATACCAATTATTCCAAGTATGTTTCTTTCCATCATTATGAAACCTGCCAAGAATTCCTTTATCAACTAAAGCGCAAAGCTTGTTGTAGGTTGCTGTTACACTGCTCATCTCCATAGCAGCTAGTATTCTTACAGAAGGAGCATGGCCCTTCTCATCATTAAATTTTTTAAAATTTACAAACACTGCCATTTGTCCAGGAGTAACAGAGTAATTAATTTTTTCCTGTAAAAATCCAGATCCATCACACCTTGGACAAATAGTTTTAGTATTATATTTTTTATTGTTTGCCACCCAACTCTCCTGCTATGGTCATATACTCATTCCAGATTGATGTATGTAATCCACTATCAACCTTATCTACTTCTTTCAAAGTATCATCATTAATAAGTAGGAGCTGCTTCAAGAACTCAAGCTTCTTTTGCTTGGAAGTTGTTTTATGATTTTTTATTTTATTCATATTATTCATAAATTCTTCTGCAAAAGATTTAGGATCTTCACAATAAACAGCAGGCCCTTTCAATCTTCTCATATCCCAGGGAGATTTATCATCCTCTGGTTGAGTATCTTGTTCCTGGGCCATAGGAGCTTCAGAATGACCAAGCTTTCCTTTGCCTATAGTTGTATCATCTTTAGCCTTCAAGGCATCTCCTGGGCCTTCTATGGCCTTTTTAGATAGATCTTTTAACTGATCTACAACTGGTTTTACAGTTTTTGTAGGAAAATCGTTAGCCTCCTCTGAAGTAATAACTCCTCCTATTTTATCTGCAAATACATCTCTCAATGCAAAGCCTCTAGCTCTCATCTTTAGCATCCTATCTGGGTAAGATTTCCATGGCCCAGATCTGTTAAGCAGGCCTGCTCTGTTGGCATCTGCCATGGAGAACTCTGACTTGTACCAGGATTGCCCACGTCTTTTAACTTCACATACAGCTTTCCTTGCAGCTCCTTCTCCAGATACTGTTTCTTTTATGTCCTCAAAATCTGGAGATCTTCTGCATAAAGCAAGAAGGCTATCTCCATAAATACTTGGCTTGCCATTTATCACAGCAATATTCTGCAGCGATTGTATTGGCGATAGGCCAAGCTCATCTCCCCAACTCATAGCCAGG